ATCTGATCATGGCAGTTCCTACAGTGCAACCCGCACCTTCTATCGTACAGTACGAGCTGTACTCCCAGAACGGCCCGCTGCCCCTCGGCCAAGGCATCTACATCACTGAAGATGGCTACATCGAGGTGGACGGTGGTAACATCCCAGGCGTCATCAACTGCGGCACTTTCTGATTAGCGATACGGTATCCGTCACATGTTCTATCCTTACAAGAAAGGCAATGGCGAGTGGACCAACACGGTCCCTCTCAACCAGGAGCAAACTCCGTACACCCCATTGTGGAGCTCAGGTGACGGATACCAAACCAACAATCTGTTCATAGTCCGGGCTAGTGACACGATTGTCACTACTCCGGCGACAGCCTACACTTCGGAGCAGGTGAACTACAACACAGCCATCGTGGATGACACGGATTGGTTCAATACCGAAACCTGTGTTTGGACTCCTACCGTGGCTGGTTGGTGGCAAATCATCGCCGGCGCCATCAACTCCGCTCCTTCGTCTGCCGAGAACATTGTCAGTATGTCCGGAGCAGTGTACGCTCAGCAGGACACAGTCGGCCTTAACTGCGCCAACCTCTCCGGATTCGGGTACTTTAACGGAACCACTAGCAGTGTTCAGGTCAACATAGCGACAGGCCAAGCTGGTCCGATCAACCACCAGCAGAACCCTCAGACCTCCATCTTCCAAGCGATCTACTTGCGGCCATGAGTGAGATCCCTCTGATTTCCCAAGGTGACGGTTTCGTCTACAACGCCTTGATCGCGGGTATGGGTGCTAGCTTCACAGGGTCCAACGTCTTCACTTGGCCTGGACCGAACGTTTGGTATCGTGTTCCGCTTCTTTCGGCGATGCCGGGACCCACTAGCTCACCTCCCTTTCAATACTCGACCCCTGACGGTGGTTTTAAGCCACCGATCGCAGGTTGGTGGCAGATCACAGTAGAGGCTCGTTGTTATGCTGGTTCCGGTTTATGGAGCCACTGGGCGGGATTGTTCCTCAACTCCGAGCTTCAGGTACCCTTTTATAAGATTGGCGGTTGGCGGGCCATCCAAATTAACGGATCTGTGAATGTGTACTTGAACGGCAATGACACCGTCTACATGCAGTTCCTGACCACCCGAACTGGCATCAGCACAAGAAACTTCTCCGCCAGTCAGACTTATATTCAGGCACATTACCTCCGCCCATAACCAATGCAGCTATATACCATCTCTCGCATCGAGCAGTACATCTGTGACGCGCTGATCTCCTCTCCGGAGATCCCCCTCAGCGTGAATGTGCTGCGTCTCGCAGATGCGATCGACAAAGAGGGCGTGGTCCAGAACACCAACAACATCGTGGTGCGATACGTGAGCTCGTTCTTCAACGTGCTCACTCGCATCCCCCTCGTCTACGAGAGAGCGCTCACTTTCGAGCTCAACTTCTCGTGCCAGAATTATCTCTCGAGCTCCGGCCACGACTTCGCTACGCAACTGCTGGCTGGTGCTCTCAACACTCTCGTCAATGGCGTGCCTGGAGATGCCGGCGTCCAGGTGGCGGAGTCATTCACGCTCCAGTCCGAGACATTCACGGGCATCACCGAGAACTCCCAATACACCTACACCCAAGTCTGGCAGTGCACCCTCTCTGAGACCGTGCCCTACGTGGCACTGGACCCCTGCGTCCAGCGAGGCGACTGCTCCCAGATCTTCCCAGGTCGCTACACTCGGACGAGCCTGCCACTGGCTGGCGTCGTCGACAACGAGGGTAGGATCTTCGTGCCCGCCCTCCCGGACGGTACATGCGCCGACGTCCCTGCAGCCGACTCCAACAACGGTGGCAGCATCGAGTGGGAGAACCAGGTCGCCCGCAACGGCAACATGGTGTACGCCTGCGACCGCAACCAGGTCTTCCTCCCCGCAAACCTCATCGACAAAGTCCGCCTCACGTGGACGGGTCAGTACCTGGGTGACGACCAGAACAAGATCATGGTCGCCATCACCGATCTCGAGACGGGTGAGACCATCGCTGAGGTCATCTACTGCGGCCTCAACGACATCGACGGCTACCCGCAGTACCTGATGCGCTACCAGATCGAACTCTGGCGCTCCAGCATTGGCAACATCACCAACGAGAACCGAGGTAAGTCGGTGCTCACAGACACTTGGCAGACATCCACGAATGCCGGCATCCTCGCCATCGTCCAGAGCAACGCCCAGCCTATCTACATCGATCCAACCAATCCCCAGGCCCCTCAGAGGATGGTCGACGGTGGCATCGTCATCGGTATCATGCCCCACGTCTACATCCAAGTCGGTCCCGACCGCTACGTGATGGTCGGCCAGTCCCCTGTCGGAAGGGGCTGGATCAAAGACACTGCCATCGTCCCCACGTCTGTCAACGAGCTGTGGAAGCTCGGATGCCCGACCTGCCGCCCAGAGATCTGTCCCTGACGGGTAAGACATCATGAAACGAAACCAGCCGCCCAAGTGCTTTCACTTCCTCTTCTCGGACCAAGCGTCCGGCGAATGGCGGGAAACCTACGAGGCCATCTCCGAATGTGAGAACTATGAGAGAGAATCCCCAGCTCTGGGCTCAGTACTACCAAGCGCTCGCACAGGGAGACACCTCGCGAGCTAGACAAATCCTTTCCATGATCAACCAACGCCCAGCAGACAGCCACCCCATCCCGGGCGCTGGCGGCTGCTGCAACCGGAGATTCCCACGATGAAAAAGGCTGAAGACATCCTGAAGACAAAGGAGGCCCTCGCTGGTGACGCCCTCAAGGTGGCCACCGAGGCGCTGGGCTACATCGAGGACGCACTGCCTGACGCCGGCATTCGCGACCTCATCAGCATCTTCAACTCCGCCATCAAGACCCACCGCGAACTGTGCGGTGACATCCTCGACCTGACCGCTCCCAAGGAGAGCGAGTCCGAGGTGAAGCTAGCGAAGGAGTACAACGGCAAGGTGGATGAGCTGCTGAAGCGCTTCTCCTCATGACGCGTCCCATCATCACGCACGTCTCCCAACTCGAGGAGCACTCGTCCTGGCGCCACTACCAGAGAGGGTTGAAAGAGCTCGTGGTGATGGAAGCTCCGAAGAGCATCATCCACGAATACAAGCACAAAGCCGCTCGCGACTGCTTCCTGGCCTTCGCCGACATCATGAAGGGCGGCGACTTCCAGTGCGCCCCCTTCCACGAGATCATCGGTTCCGCCTTCGAAGATCTGGCGACACGCCGGCAGAGGCGCCTCATCATCTCGTGCCCTCCTCGTTCGGGCAAGTCGATGCTCGCCACAATGTTCGTGGCGTGGCTGCTCGGACGCGACCAGAAGACGCAGCACGTCATCGCCTCCTACGGTCAGCAACTCTCTGGCAAGTTCCACAGGGAGGTTATCACGATGATGAAGTCGCCTTCCTTCAAGAAGATCTTCCCAGAGTTCCTCGGTTTCAGCCCAGACTCGAAGTACGACATGCTCGGCGGCGGTTACATTCTCGCCACATCCGTGGGCGGGGTGCTGACCGGTTTCACAGCCGGAACATCTGACATGACATCACCTGGCGTGGGTGCTATGGTGATCGACGACCCGCTGAAGTCCTCCGACTCGAAAGCCGCTCTGGAGACGCTCGAGTCGTGGTGGGCTGAACAGGCGTCCACCCGTCGAACGAACAACTGGTGCCAGATGGTGATCGCCACCCGATTCCACGAGCGCGACCTCCACGGTGTGCTGATGGAAGGCGACGGCCTCTATGACGCCGAAGAGAACCCATTCGGCTGGCGCTGGATCAACATCCAAGGCCTGTGTGAGGACGTGCCAAACGACCCTCTGGGTCGGCAGTTCGGTGAGTCACACTGGCCTGAGAACACCGCTTTCACTGTGGACATGCTCCAGTCGCAGAAGAAGGCGATGGGCTCATTCAAGTTCGCAGCTCTCTACCAGGGTGTTCCCAAGTCCGACGAGGGCCAGATCATTCGCCCCGCCTGGATCAAGCGCATCGACGCGGACAAGGTGCCAGAGTTCGATGTCACGTGGCTGGCGGTCGACTGCGCTTTCTCAGAGGAGCAGATGGCGGACGAGACCGCCGTGGCGGTGTGTGGCATCAACAAGGAGGACCCGACGCACGTCTACCTGATCGAGATCATCACCGGACGCTGGGCGTTCCCGGATCTCATCGAGGCGGTCAAACACCTCTACAAGCTCTACAAGGCGCGAGTGCTCTGCATCGAGAAGGCGGCGTCTGGCCAGTCTCTCATCCAGGTGCTCAGGCGTGAGGCCAAGATCCCCATCGAGGAGTTCAAGCCCCTCAAGTCGAAGACCATCCGCCTCCAGGCCGTGAGTCCCCTCTACGAGCAGGGTCGTGTGACCTTCGTCGACGGGCCGTGGCTCGACCCGTTCGTGAAAGAACTGACGCAGTTCCCGTTCGTGGCACACGACGACCGGACTGACGCCATGGTTTGGGGGCTACACTACTTCCTGACCAGCATCGACACCGGCAACCGCATGCTGGCGGAATCGATCATGAACCACAGGAAATTCCTGGGCTCCACACGGCGAGCCGACCTCGACGACTCGGCCGCATTCCCCACCTTCGGCCGTTCCGGTCGCAGGGCGGAGACTCCAGACGGTTGGAACTTCGGTGCAAGCGACTCGATCGACAGCACTAGCGAACGCCTCATCCGCGGCCGTCGTGGGCGTGGGCGTGGCGTGATGTGGGAAGGTGGCGGCTGACGGGTAAGAGTTCAACGACCGATTCTCGTCTATGAGAAATGGACCCCCTCTACCGTACAGGAGGTGGTGAGTGGCTTAAACGGACCCAAGTACTCTCGCTCCGCGAGATCCCCAAGAGTTTCACGACCCCTTATTGTATGGCAGTTAGCGCAAGAGAGAAGCGTAAGCTTCGTCGTCAAGTCGAGATGATCGAGACGAAAATGGGTTACGAGTCACGTGGGATGGACATCCTCCCCGTGAAGTTCCAGACCCATCGTCAGGAAGAGTTCAACCACCTCATCAGAACAAACACCGTCACCATCGCCCACGGTTCAGCTGGAACAGGCAAAACCCTGTTGGCACTGTGGACCGGCCTCAGCCTTGTCGCCAAAGGCGACTTTGACAAAGTCGTCTACATTCGCTCCGACGTCGGAGTGGAGTTTCAGCGAGGAAGAGGCGCCTTACCAGGCGACATGAGTGAGAAGATCGCTCCGCTCCTTGGACCCATCCTGGACAACATCCCAGTGTGTTGCAGGTCCCACGGAGCCGCTAACTATCTGTTGGAAAAGGGCATCGTCGAGCCACTACTGCTCGAAGACATCCGAGGACGTTCCCTGAACAAGTCGTTCGTCATCGTCGACGAAGTTCAGAACTTCCTTCCGATCCATGTAAAGACTTGCCTCACCCGCGTGGGATCCGAGAGCAAGATGGTGTTGATCGGAGACACCAAACAAGCTGACCTTGACGTCTTCCGCCGTGAGAACGGTCTGGTTGACGCCATCTACAGGCTCCGCCACCTCCAGGACGTGGGCATCCTGGAGTTCCACAAGGAGGACATTGTTCGCAACTCTGTCATCGCCCACATTCTAGACCGTTACGACGACTGATGAGATCATCGACACGTTGGAATCGATCGCCTTCCCACGAGCTCGACGCGATGGTGATGGCTCCGGCCCTCCCCAATCTGCGGCCGATGGGCGTGAGAAGCGCCGACAACAATCCCCCTCCGTCCAAAGCGAAGGTCGATACCGGCGTGTCAAACCACGCTGAGAATGAGGACATGGTGAGTGTTGATCTCAAGGATCAACAAGCCCTCGGCATCTGGAACATGTTCAAGCTCGCCGAGGACCCCTCCCATGTCTCTCACCTCTACCGCCAGTACCGCGACTCGAAGAGTTGCTCGGTGCCGAAGAACCACCTGAGGCGCATGCGCGACGTCATGATCGCCGACATGAAGGAGAAGAACCAGGAGGCGAAGAACCCGAGGAGGCAGACACAGAGAGGTAAGAATGCCCCGACGTGGAACGACCCCCAACTTCACATTCGCCGAGGAGCCTGACATGGCCGGAACACCTGACTACACGATCCCCTGTGCCAAGTCGCAAGTGCATCCCGACGGAGTGTGCCGCAAGAAGCTCCACAAGAACATCGGCGGTGGCTTCCACCGTCTCCACCAGCGCATGGCTGAGGAGGAGATGAAGGAGCAGATGGCGCAGCAGAAAGCTCAGTTCGACGAGCAGCGGCGCCAGATCGATCTCCAGGAGAAGATGATGGGCGTTGGCATGGGGACTCACCGTGTCATCAAGGACACTCGCAAAAACAAGCCTGCCCACACGCCATTCCTGCCAGGCGCAGGTGGCCAACCCAACAACACCAACAAAGGTAAGCAGAAATGAACGGCTTCTTCCAACCCGAGGCCCTCGAAGCGCTCCAGAAAGCGTACGAGATGCAACTCACGCCCGATGAAATGGACATCGACCAGGTGACCGGTCTGCCCACAAACCAAGTCAGCAACACGTCGCCGTGGCACGGTAGCGTTGACCTCTGGAAATATCCGGACGGCAAGAACAAGCTCGAGACCTCCCCGATCATGTACCGGGTCGATGAGGATGCCGAGGATGAGATCGAAGAGGACTACAACGACGAGATCGTGGACGAGTATGGCGATGAGCCCTCTGGCGAGATCGAAGCCGACTACGACTCGGACGATGAGGAGGAGACCCTCACTGAGGAGGAGATCGACGCTCTGATCGAGGAGCTTCTGACTTCTGACGAGGACGACTGAGGGTAAAACACTTCAGTTTCCAGCGTCAAATGGGCGACGTAGTTCTGCCAGGTGTCGGGGGCATGATCAATGCCTCCAACTCCCAATCGGGTCCTGGCCTCAAGAAAGAGAACCGCGAGCGTCGCAAGTGGGGCGCTGGTGTCAACGAAGAGGGCTTCATGACCATCGGCAAGACCGATCACAACGAGATGCGCCTCGCCAATCACAAAGAGCGGCGTGAGAAGCGCGTGAATCTCATCAACCGTGACATGAATGAGTACGCCGACGGCGGTCAGGCCATGTCCGAAATCGTGGGTCGCAAGAACCTGCGCGCGGCCCAGTACCGCGAACTGAAGAGCAGCGAGTACAAGTTCTCCGAGCAGGAGGACGAGTACATGGCCATGGGCTCGTTCATGCCCACCTTCGACGAGGGATGCGGCTGTGGCAAGAGCTGCAACTGCGCGTCGTGCCGCGCCAAGAAGAAGGCTGACAGCGACTACCGCGAGTGGAGCACCGAGAAGCGCAAGGAGCTCTCGAAGGGTGAGGTGAAGGGCAAGTTCGCTGGTCCAGACCAGAGCTTCCCAATCTCGAATGCCACCGACGTGAAGGCCGCGTGGTCCTCCGCCGGTCGTGCCAAGAACCCCCGCGCTGTGATGAAGAACATCATTCGCATCGCAGAAGAAATGGGCCTCGAATCGGCTCTGCCCGAGAGCGTCAAGCAACGTCTTGAAAACGGAGAGTCGGGACTGCCAGGCTGATGGATCCAACGGTTTTGGGCTCCATCATTGGAGTTGTAGGTTCTCTCGTTATCGGCGGCATCAGCTGGCTGGGGAAAACAAACAAAGACTCAATGACCCAGATCACCGCCTCCGTCACCAATATCGAAGGCCAAGTCACGGCACTCCGCATCGAGCTCCCTACCAAATACGTCACGAAGGAGGAGATGCTCCGGCACATCAGCTCCGAAGAGGGCTGGCAACGCCACATCGACGCCCAACTGCGTGAAATTCGCGAAGAAATCTCCTCAGTCCGAGACTGGACACACCGCTCATGAACCTCGAAGACTACGACTTTGACCGCCTTCTGGGCCTTGGCTACACCGAAAAGGCCACAGGCGAGCTGAAGGAAGCCTGCTGGAAAGGCTACACAGCGGTGGGCACCAAGAAGAAAGGTGGTCGCACAGTCCCCAACTGCGTGCCGATCAAGAAGTCGGACCACGCTGAGGAGATGAAGCGGAAACCGTTCATCGCTGGGCCGAGCGCAGGATCCCCTTCCTTCGCTGAAGGAGAGGATGAGACTTTGGACTTCACTCGTTGTGAGCGTCCTAATGGCACCGCTTATGGCACCGGAGGCAAGTGCCGCAAGGGAACAGAATCCAAAGCTCCCGTTGCCCCCGCTCCCCCTAAGTCGGCGATGACCAAAAAGGATCCGGTAGCCGAAGTCCTGAAATCGCAGGAAGAGCTGAAGAAGTTTAACAAAGAGGAGAATAAGCGTCTAGCGAAGGATAAGCCAGAGTTGGCCATTGAGTCGCTGGCGGTCAAGATGCGGAAACTCTCTGAGGAATATAAGCGGCTCGCGGGTGATCCCTCTCAGGCTTCTCGGAGAAAGGAGATCATGGATAAGACGGCTGAACTCGCCAAGAAACAGCAGGAACTGATCAATAAGAGGAACGCGTCTGTTCAGGGGCCGCAGCGGAAGGCTGATACATCACCTCTAGCCAATATGCGCAGGGCCAGTGCGGCTGCCCGAGCGGAGGATTGACCATGTTCGGCTCCTTCCCAAGTGAACTGCTTGAACAGTTCAAGCAAGAATACGCAGAGCGCTCAGGTAAGCCCTGTGGCGGCTCCCATATTCCGGCGGCCCACACCTGCCATGTCGGTGGTGAGAGTGGCTACAAGGACGTCACCGAAGCCATTCGTCAGGACGCAGGCGCAGCGTTCGACGACGCCCACGAGAAAATCTTCCGGGATCGTTACGCGAAGGCCAAAACGGCCAAGGAGCTCGGCACCATCCACAGGAAGGCCATCAAGGATCTCGACAACGACGATCTGGACGCCAAGGAGGGAGTGCTGAACGCCATGAAGAAGGCGATGGCATCACACCTCGAGGTGAACATGGCGACGGGCCAGGGCGCGAAACGCGCAGCTGAGCTGGCTGCGATGAGCCCTGAGGAGCGCCGTCGTGCCGAAACCAAAGACGCCATCGAACGCGGCATCAAGAACAAAGTCGTGAGCGGGAGACGCTGATGTTCGGTTCGTTCCCAGAAGATCTCCTCGCTGAATTCAAAGAGGCATACGAGGAACGCCGCCAGGCGATGGCCATCGGCTATCCTCAGCAGTCCTACACCGACAAGGCCGAGATGCCGTGCAACAAGCCGAAGGCGGAGACACACAATGGGAAATCGCATGTGGTGAAGGCTTGCTACGACGGCGCTCCTGAAGGTGGGAAACTCATCCGCTTCGGCCAAGCAGGCGCCTCCACTGCTGGTAAACCCAAAGAGGGTGAGTCGGATCGCATGAAAGCGAAGCGTGCTTCCTTTAAGGCCCGTCACGGCCGAAACATCGCGAAAGGCCCAAGTTCAGCGGCCTGGTGGTCTGACAAGATTAAGTGGTGATGCTATACTAGCGCCAGCACAAACAAACTCAAATGGCTTACGGAGACGGCTTCAAGAAACACCCTGAACGCTACGCAGAACGAGCATGTCCGAAGTGCTCAGGGGTAAGGTTAGTTCGCAGAGACCAGCCTCTCGATAAACTCTGTAAGTCTTGCTCACAAAGAGGAAAGACGTGTGTTCAAAAGAAGCCCTCACCACGGCACTCTCCAGAGACACGGGGGACTTGGAACAGTTATTGGAGAGCAAAACGACGCTGCGAAGAAAGTCCCTACTACACCGAAGTCGAGTTCAGATTTGACGATTTCGATGAGTGGTTCACTGAACTTGGTCCTCGTCCCGAGGGTTGCTCAGTTGATCGCATTGACAACCTAGGGCACTACGAGCCCGGCAATGTTCGCTGGGCTACACACAAAGAACAGTGTAACAATCGCCGCCGTCGAAGAACGGCTCTCTAAATGTTAGGACATTTTTCCCCTGAAGCCCTCCGCACCTTCGCCGAGGCCCACAATTTAGACACTGGCAATCAGGACTTCTCTGAAGGAGTGTTCGATTTCAAAGTGTGTCAGAAGCCCGATGGCAAGTATTTTGGTATCAAAGATTCGGCGAAATGCACCCCACCAAACAAAGAGGCTAAGCAAAGGCCTGATACGGGTTTCTTCAACACTCAAGCTGGTCGCGGGATAAACTATGACACCGCGAAACAGCAAGGAGATGTTAAAACCTATTGGGAGAAGATTGGTTTCAAACCTCCCTCACCCCCCACAGCCGCAGACAAGGAGGCTGAAAGGCGTAGAGCTGTACAGAGGGATAAGGAGCTGGAGGCCTTGGCCCGAGCTGAGGATCGAGCTGCGGATCCAAACGAGAGCGTACTGTATCGCGGGCGATACATGCCGCGCAAGATGAAGTGGGCCATAGAGGACACTGACGCACGCCTAGGAAAGAGAATGTCCCAGGATGATGTCAACAAGATGGTTGACAACTCTTACCGGCCAGGCCAGAATCAGCCGACTGCAGCAGTGAACCAAGCAGCTCCTAAGCCTAAATACTCTGACGCTGACTCCTACACCAAAGGCCGAGATTTGTACAGGATCTCCCGCAATGCGGGGAATAGCCACCTGATGGCTAAGAACAAGGTGCGGACTGCCTTGGAGGCAGTTGGTATGAACCCAGACGCACTTGCGCCTGAAGACTGGCAACAACTTCGCCAAATGTACGGAGACTAACCCTATCATGAACCCTTTTAACCTCCCATCTGTCGACCACCTCGTTGAGGGTGTCCATTACCGTCTCGTCGACTGGTCCTTCGCTGAGGGCCACGAACGCGACCGTGGTCTCCAGACCAACATGCCATCCCGTGGCATGGTCTCCTCCTTCGCTGATGGCGAGTGTCCCGAAGGCGAGAAGATGGTGTTTGGAATGTGCAGGAAGCCCGGAGAGAAGCAGGGCGAGAAGGAGTTTGACTCCTCCAAGAAGACCAAACAGGAGGAGGAAGGCGAAGCCGAAGCCAAGAAGCAAGGCTCTGACGTCAAGAACAACAAGATGATCAAGGATGTCAAGTCGGGCAAGAAGCTCGGCTGGGCGATCAAGGACGGCAAGCCGGTCCTCGTGGAGTGGGGATCTGTCGCTGGGGAGAAAAAGGTCGGCGCCAAGAAGCCGACGGAACCACCCAAGCCTCCCGCAGGCGCATCCCGCTCTGGCGTGACTGACGCCACTCGTTCCGGTCAGCGTGCTGGCAACGACGCAGCTCGTGCCGGTCAGGTGAACACCGCGGGTCTCGCCGCCCAGGATGAGAACCGCCGCAACATCGAAGCCCAGGCGCGGTCCGCAGGGTAAAACTCGTTCAAAAGTCCTCCCAGAATAATGCGCAAAGACTCCATTGCCGAAGGAGCCTACCAGAAGGCTCTGGAGATGTACCAGTTTAGCGAGCGTGGCTTCCACGGCTCAGGCGTTGACGCCGACGATGTACCCGTGCTCGCTCCTCAGGTGAGCAAGCTCAAGAAGGAGGACGCTCCTTGGAATCCTGAGTCGGCCTTCTACGGCAACAAGCCCCGTGGGAGTGGTCCTCCGTCATTCAACTACACGGAGGAGACCGGCACAGGCGAGTACAATGCCATGGAAGCCGAACTCGTCCGCCTCATGCAGATCCAGGACAACCTCGGCGGTCAACTCCGCCGTGCTCGCCAACTCGGGGCTTTCCAGGAGGAGCACCGCATCGTGCAGGAGCGCAACGACATCATGAAGGCGATCTCCGCTGTGGAGGCCCAGATGATGGTGCTCGACAACGGCCGCTTCCGCCGTGGCATGAACGATGGCATGATGTACGAGTCGCAGGACCGTGACGAGTTCAGCGAGTACGTCAGCGCCATCGAGGAGAACGACGAGAAGATCGCTCGCCTCGAAGCCGCCCTGCTCGAGTTCGCTGAGAAGATGAAGGGCAAGGACATCAAGAGCACCGGTGGAGACGCCGCTGCCGACCCCGGTCAGTCGTACGACACGGCTGATGACGAGGAAGACGACGAGGACATGGACGAAGAGGAACTCAGAGAAGGCTGATGGCAGGGAAGGGGAAGCCGTGCGGCGCGTCATTCATCGCCGCTGACAAACAGTGTAAAATAGGTCTCTCCGTCCAGCTCAACGCCAAGGCGCTCAAGAACGCCGACATCGGGAAGCTGCGGGAGTGGGCTGGCAAAGCCCCGTTCAAGTACCAGCGCGACAAGATCGAGGCCGAGATCGCCAAGCGTCAGGGTGACGCTGGCATCGTCAAGATTCCCTCTGGGAAGACGAACCGTGAGCTCGCCGCAGAGAAGAAGAAGCTCGACGACGAGCAGCAGAAGCTCCAGAAGGAGCTCGACCGACTGGTCGCCATCCGCGACGCTCAGGCGAAGGGGAAACCCTCGCAGAAGATCAACGCTGGCTTCCTGAAGAAGGCCACCACGCAGAAGCTCGAGGAGTACATGCTTCGGGCTCCGTACCAGTACCAGCGTGAAGCCATCAAGGCCGAGCTGGATCGACGAGGTGCCGGAGGGGGCGGGGCCAAGCCAGGGGTTAAAGCGACCGCTGACCTGAAGAAGGAGTGGCAGGCGATCCAAGATGATAAGATGAAGAGGATCGACCGGGGAGAGTACGAAGCGGCCGTAAAGCTGGCTGGGCAGCAGAGAGCTATCAAGGCCGAACTCGATAGGAGAGAAGCAGGCGGTTCCGCTAGAGAGGTCAAGATCGACAAGATCCTTCAGCTCGCGCCTCCCCCTCCGAAAAAGGAACCCGGCGTCAACCGCCCGTTTGCCAGTCAGAACGACGACCAGCTCAAGGGCAAGATGGAAGCCGCGTGGGCTCTCGGAAAGGATGCCGATTACAGGGCCATGCGCGCTGAGTACCAGCGTCGCATCGCAAATGACGAGACGAAGAAGCGGATCCTGGGCATCGACGAGGACATCCGCCGCGCCAAAGAGGCGAGGCAGCAGTATGTCAAGGCGGGCAACGCCGACCGTGTGAAGAAGGTCGACGACATGATCAAGGGCCTGGAGGCTGACAAACTCCGCGTGGGCAACTCGGCCGTCCCCCAGGGCATGGGCAAGTACGAGAAGGATCGCCTCCAAGCAATTGACAAGCGCGTCGAAGACAACATGACCAAGAAGCTTGGTGACGGCTACGATTGGCGTGACTCCGTCAGCAATGCCGACTCCAAGGTGCTGGGTGCGGGCGCCTACGGAACCGCCGTGCGTGACTCCGCCAGGAACGTGGTCAAGCGTGGCGCCATCGGTGAGAACGAGGGTGACATCCTCAAACGCGTCGGTGAGCTGGACCTCGGTCCGAAGCTCATCGCTGCCGAACTCAACGGTCGTGGTCCGATGGCCGGAACAAAAGACGGCCGCGTGGCCATGACGCTCGTCCCAGGAAGCCCCATCGGAAACAAGAAGGGTCTCGAGCAGTCCTACTGGCAGGCTCGTGCCGCCCTCCACCGTGCGGGCATCGCCCACAACGACATGCACATCGAGAATGTGATGGTCGACAAGCAGAGGAAGGGTCGCTTTGTGGACATGGGCCTCGCCCAGGACAACCCTAAGGCCGCTCTCGCTGAGGCCATGGGCATGTTCGACCGGATGCCAGCCGGAGCCGTGAGAAACGGTGGCGAGGGTGACTGGCAGGTGAAGCGGTGGAAGAACATCGGTGGTCGTGCTATTCGTACTTTTGAGTATGGGAAGAATGCCAACGACCTCGAAAGGCTCCAGGCTGAGAGGGACTTTCCGACCGTGGCGAGGGTTGTCCAGAACAAGGAAGCTGCTATAACGAAGTTGAAGAGCTATGGCCTGGATGACCAGGACGTGGCCAACATCATGACCCACGGCATTCGCAAGAGTGAAGCCTCTTTCGAGAGGGGGTCGATGGCAAAGCTTACAAACGAACAGGCGCTCAGCGTCATCAACACCCTCTACGAAGGCATCTGATGGAAACCGAAGACGACAAGAAGTACATCGCCCTGATGGACAAGTACAAGAGGGCGCGCATGAAGGACGGCCAGGCGGCCATGAAGTACCTCGAAGCAGCGATGGCTCTGAGGGAGATGGGCAAAGTCAGCGAGGATGCTGTCCTCGGTGGAGCCTACATGTGAACGAGATCACTGCCAGAGCTGCGAAGATCGAGCTGCTACGCCGGATGATCCTCAGTCTGGAAGGGGACGTCAAGCGGAGCCAGCTCCGTCAGCAGGCACTCTGGGAGTGGACTCGCCTCTCGTGCAGCAAGTGGCTCGGGTAAGAGTACGCTAAACCCGTCATCACGGGATCGCACTAGCTCCTCAGCTCATGGCCGTACGGATCACTCTCAAGCGTTCCAGCATCTACAACAAGCGACCCAATCCAGACATCCTGGATCCCGGCGAGCTTGCGTTGAACACCAATTCTGAGACCCCGGGGTTGTTCTTCGAGACTGAGGACAACTCGGTAGTCAAGGTTGGTCCCACTGCCGTGGGCGTTCGTAATACAATCATCAATCCTTCCCTCGGGGAGACTTTCTTTAACAGTGTCACAAACGCGCTGAGCATCGGGGTCTACGAGGATCAACAGAGGATTTGGAGGGACATCACAGGACCATATCTTGGCGGTACGAACGGCTACGTGGTGTTTGTGGCTCCAGAATTCCCCACAGCCACAGACTCCCTAGACAATGACGGTCAGGCCTCTCCGTTCTCCACTCTCAATCGTGCCATCATTGAGATCGCCAAGCAGTCAATCGTTCAGGAGAACGAGAGCGATCGCGAGGAGAGCAACCGATTCACAATCCTGATTCAGCCTGGGCTGAACGCCGCTTACAACGGGCCGGGTCTCCCCCTACCATCATCTACCAATACCGACCAGGAGACTTTCCAGGTAAACTTCGACGAGTCACAGATCGTCTCTCCAGTCGTACTCACAGCATTTAATCCATCAACCGGCGGCCTCCTAATCCCGCGCGGTACGTCCATCTCCGGTCTTGACATTCGTAAGACCATCGTCACGCCGTCTTACATTCCCACCTACAAGGCCCCCTCTGGTAAGCCTAACACTGTCAACCAGCCACTGTCGTCCATCCTGAAGTGGACTGGGAACTCTTACGTCTCCAACGTCACCTTCAAAGACAAGATCATCACAAGCCAGATAGTCTCGGTTCAAGCTGATGCGGTGAGCGGTGCAGAGTTCACCACAGATCGGACGCATGGCCTCGCACTCAACGACGCGGTGGAGTACACTTGGGTCCCACGCGCGAATCAAATTCCCCCGACAGCGTCGAGTCCACCGGTCCTCAACGGCACATATTACGTCTATCCCACGTCTGAAAGGAGCTTCCGGCTGAGCTACACGCCGATCACTGCGTCGTCCTCTAACTACATCGAGTACTCCCAGGTCCCGGTGCAGTCCACAGGACTCGCCTTCTTTGCTGAGGTCACTTGGAATCCATACTCCCACGCGAAGCTCGCCTGTATTGACTCTGCCACCAAAGAAGAACTCAACGAGTTCTACACCAAGGTCCAGAGAGCCTTCCCCTCATTCTTCAAGGGAAGGGTGGACCAAGCGGAAGTTATCAATCCTGGCGAGACGGAGTATGTCGCCCCGGCCCCCAACACGCCATCCCTCCTCAGCAACAACTACACGAACGGTTCTCCTTACGCTTCGAACGTAACCACACGTTCCTCTTACGGCCTCTGTGGTATCCGATTTGATGGCGATGCTGTCAGTGGATTCCGCTCGACTCTCGCACAGCAGTTCACCGTCGCGTCTCTTCAGAATGATCCTGAGGCGTACGCTGTCTACTCCACAGTAACTGATCCTGATTCTGGCACGTCCATCACTGGCTGGAATCCTCTCGCCTACGCGACGTGGAACTCTCTTCCAGTCATCTCCCGTCCGCCGTACCCCTATCTGGTGCCTCGCGCGGCGCAGATGGAGTTCCTGAACTCAGTTCCGCTGAGCAGCGTCCGCTACTATTACGAGTCCCTCACGAACGAGAATGGTGATACCTACGGTATTGCTGATCCTGAGAATGACTTCCGTCACTTTGGCTTCAAGGTGATGAACAGTGGCTACATGCAGTGTGACAGCACCTGGACCATCAGCTGCGCGATCGGCTTCTGGGCTATGAACGGCGCTAAAATGAGCGTCACCGGCTCCGCCAGCAACTTCGGTTCCATGGCACTTCGAAGTGAGGGATTTGCCGGGCTCGGCAGTGTTACGGGGGCTACCTCGGCGGACACCGGCTTCTCCTTTGCCGGCATCCGCATGCCGCAAAAACTAAACGCTTACTACGTCAACAACTTCCACATCTTCTCCCTGGGTGCATCGGTAGAGTCGGTTGAGACCGATCCAGCGACTGGTGTTCAGACTATGACTCTGGGATCCGGTTTCGAGCCTATCACGCTCCTGCCGTACTCTCTCGCCCCCAATACCGCGATCTGGATCCAGTCTGGCAATACTTTCTACCGTGGCTTCTTCATCGATGATGGCAAACCAACTGCCAAGTTCCTTCCCACCGGCCAATGCCAGCTGAGGATTCGAGCCATTGACTCCTCTATCCCTGATGGGGTGGTTGGAGTGAACGCTTCCATGAACGATTGGGAGCCACCTTTCATTAAGCGCTTCCAGGACACACGTACTGTCGGACAGCAGGCGTACTCTCTGATTCTTCAGAACACGTCTCCAGACCATCGCGACCCGTCTCCTGAGATGGTCCTCCGTCTCAACCAGAACGCCGTAACCACGTCCCAGTCAGTGTATGTACGTCCTGGTGTACAGTTTGACCCGGGACCCTCAGGCGGTTGGGGGCGCGTATTTAAGGTCATCTACTCCCAAACGTCCAGTGACGGTGACGCTCCGCAGTACAATGAGACTCTGCTCAACCGTCCGACCAGTAGTTACTACTACACGGCTCTCGCCCTTGTGGACGGGTCTCGTCCCTGGTTGGAGACCCTCGATCGTCCCCACGGAGCCTACATCACGTTCTCCAATCGTAACTGGTACGCCACCTGCAATGACGATTGGGACTTCGTCTACTTCTCTTCGAACGGAGCGGGACTCTCCAATGAGAAGCTGATCCCTGAGAACTACGACTCTCCGTATGCCGGCTCAAGCTGTCTTGAAAACCAGTATCTGGTCAAAAAGACTTTCCAAGGCAAGTACGCCCCCGATCCGCTGAGAGAACTCTACTTTGAAGACGGTACGTATTTCCGTGGTTCCCAGACCACGCCTTCGAACTACGACTTCTCCGAGTTCTTCGACCAAGACAACGGCACACTGAACTTCGGCCTGTTGCGTCACGACGTCCCATCAGGCGTGAGCACCACCACAGACGGTGTCACCACTGTCGATACCGACCGAATCAAGGTCACTGACATTGACATCATCAGCAACAGTAGTGGCACCAACACCAAAAAGGACTTCGTGGTGGTCTCCCTCCACCGCCCTCAGGAAGAAGACCGCATTGAGTACTGTCAGGTTGTTGGATACGACTTCTTCACCGACGAACTAGTTGTCGTTCGTGGGCTGTACGGAACCAAACAGGACAAAGAATGGTCCGACGGCACTCTTGTCGACCTTCAGTCTCAGAACGTCATTGTCAATGACAGCGACTACGATCTAGACTGGGCTCCCTCCAAGACGGCGATGATCCGCTTCCTTGAAATCATGGGCTTCTCAGCCACTGACATCAAGGCAATTCTCCAACCGCGGACCCCGTCCAAGCGGAACCTTCTGCTGAAAGACTTGGCAGTAGAGCCTAAAAACGGTTACGCACTGGCGACCGGTGCGTGGGGTCTGGAGTTCAACATCGCATCATCGCTGCAGTGCGTTGGTCATCAGTTCCACAGTGTGGGCCACTACAACCCCTCACGAGGTCTCCCAGCCAACCTTCGTAGTAACCTGAACACCAAGCAGTACTACGATTTTCTCGCTTCGGTGCTCTGGGGAGGTCAGCTGACCATGTTCGGTCAGGACGAGAACGGTCAGACGGTGCTAGAGGGCCTGATGACTCAGGGATTCACGGGTCGCCCGTACGGATCACTCTCATCCGAAATCACCGACTATCCCAGGATCCAGGTTAACACTCGTGAAGACGGAGAGGTCACGTACGTTCAGCTTGTAGAGACAGGCGTCGGCCTGACAGGCGGTCCAATCACCGAGTCAGGCACCATCTCCCTGCTCCCAGCAACTAACAACACTATCGGCGGCGTCAAGCCTGGGTCTGGCGTCATCCTGGGGCCAGGCGGCGAGATCTCGGTCGACACGTCCGGCTTCGGAACGGTAAGTTCGATCACAGCAGGCCTTGGACTAGACGGTGGGACCATCACCAAGTCAGGTACTATTAACCTGCTTCCCGCCACCAATACGGTTATCGGTGGTGTCACTCCTGGGCTGGGGCTGTCCGTGAGCGCTGGCGGAGCACTCAACCTCCTACCTGCCACTGTCGCCACTTTAGGCGGAATCACCCCAGGTACCGGATTAGACGTCAGTGTAAATGGCGCTCTGTCCCTTATGCCACCAAGTGCCGACGGAAACGTCATAGGCGGGGTCAAAGCCGGAGACGGGATTGTCATTGCTGCCGATGGCACGATCTCAGCTGCTAGCGGTCCGTCTGGTGTGCTTCGTTTGGATCCCCTCAACTTCAACGGGATTGCGTCAACTTTCACCCTCACATCAAACAGCAAACCAGTGTTCCCAGCGGACTCCAGTTACGTGCTCATAGTCGTTGGCGGCGTCGTTCAGACCACCCCAACATCTTACAGTGTCACGGGGTCCACGATCACGTTTACTGCTGTCCCTCCGGCAGGTTCCTCGTTCTACGGGGTGCTCTTCCTGTGAGGGTAAAAGTCTCAAAAGGCCCCAGTGGGAAATAGCTACTACTAGACCTCATGTCCGTCTCAGCTACTCAGATTCAACTTCTTCGGTCTTCGGTTCCAAACTACAGGCCTGATCCAGGAAAGCTGCTCCCGGGGCAGCCTGCAATCAACACCTACAGTCTTGAACCAGGACTGTTCTTCACTGACTCCAACGGCCTGCTGACAAAGATTGGCCCCTGCGTTGTCTCGAGTGTCGCGCCTAACACCAATCCAGCTGGGACAGGCGGCAACTGTCGCGGCGAGCTGTGGTTCAGTCTCGAGGACCAGACACTCAAGATCTGGACGGGCTCAGCGTGGGTCGATTGCGATCCGTCTGAGATCGGTTACAGCAGAGTCATCATCCAGACGAGTCCTCCCGCTGTGGATGATTTCCCTAACGGGGCGATGTGGTGGAACGATGGGAACGGAGAGATGTATGTTCTCTACGAAGATCCCAACGGTCGCCAGTGGGTTCAGGTAGGTGCTGGTGGTTCTGGTGGTGGAGGTGCGGTTATCATCTCCGACCAGCAGCCTGATCCTACTATCACCGCTGTGGGAACACTGTGGTGGAACGACGACACCGGTGCTCTCTTCGTTCTCTTCAACGACGGCGGCCCCACGAAACTCTGGGTGCAGATTGCTGGTGCCGGGGCAATCAACAGCGGAATGGGTGGCACGGTCACAAAGGTCGACGCGGGAGTCGGACTTACGACCGCCAATGGTCAGCCCATCACCACTCAAGGGATGATGATGCTCAAACCCGCCACCGCGAATGAGATTGGCGGCGTGAAGCCAGGCCACAACATTGTGATCGACCCCGATGGCACGATCAACGTCATTGGTGACGGCAGCGGAACTGTTACCCAGATCCAGACCGGTCCCGGCATCACGGGTGGTCCAATCACCACCACTGGGACCATTGGTTTGGCATCTGCCACCTCCTCGCAGATAGGCGGGGTGAAGCCTGGAGCTGGGGCTAGTGTCACCGGCGATGGAACTCTGTTCGTCGAGCCCGCTACCACATCTAGCATCGGTGGCGTCATCGTCGGTCAGGGCCTCAACATCACGGGGTCCGGCGTGCTCGCAGTTGACTCCGTACCACCGGGTTCTGTTCCAGCTGGTACGGTACAGTGGTTCGCTGGCTCCACCGCACCCACCGGCTGGCTGTACGCGAATGGAGCTACACTGGACACTGGAACCTACCCGGCGCTTTACGCGGCGATCGGTAGGGTCTACACGGGTGGTTCCGTGTCTCCGATCCAGTTCCAAATCCCGGACCTGCGCGGTCAGTTCCTCCGTGGCTGGGACAACCGGGCGACCGGCGGCGTGGACAGCGGACGTGTGTTTGGTTCGTACCAGAATGACGACTTCAAGTCGCACACTCATACCTACGTGGACAACCTCGCTCCTGGCTACGGTCTGACCTCCACCGGCTACTCCGCTGCTCAGGACACCCAGACCGGCGCGACCGGTGGCTCTGAGACCCGGCCCAAGAACGTCGCCATGCTGCCCATCATTAAGACCTGATTATGCTCCCAGCTATTTCCTCTGCTGCTTACGTCTACAGCACGAACCAATCGGCTGTTCAGGTCACTTACGTGGACGCATCCACTGCGATCGTCTACCCCAACGAGTTCACCGACCCCCGCACCCAGCAGCTGAATACCTGGGTGCGTAGTGGCGGCCAGATCGCGCCTTACGTGGCTCCTCCACGGCCGATTCCTGGCCCACCTCAGTACATCTCCTGTGCTCCAACAGCTGCGGTGCCTGGAATCACCAATGACCTGCTGATTACGAACTGGGCTGCGACAGACTCCCTGGGTCTGACCACTGACGGCACATACGTCACTCTTCTGGCTGGCCGCACGTACGAGATCTCTTACTCGATCGGCGTCAACCAGATGTCATCTCAGGCCTGGATGCGCTTCGGCATCGTGGACTCCTCAGGTGATTTGCTTCCCAACAACAGTTATCAGTACAACGTTCTGGTTTGGGGTCTGCCACCTGGGTCCGAGTCTGCCCAGAATGAGATCTCCAGCAACGCGTTCCTCTACACGCCCACAACAACTATTCAGGTCGGCGTCAAGTGCTTGTCCACTACGGATGGCACCGTAACAGCCAGCATTCGACAAGACTTCACATCGTTCGTCATCACCGAGATGGTGGATGAGAGCATCTACGTGATGAAGCAAGGTCCTATCGGACCTGCTGGCCCTGCTGGACCCGTCGGACCCACAGGCCCTGCCGGACCGACCGGAGCCCAAGGCCCGACCGGAGTTGCCGGACCCGAGGGGCCCACTGGACCTGAGGGGCCTCAAGGTAATCCTGGCCCCGGTTTCCACTTCTTGGGCACCGTGGCGGATGAAGCCGCCCTCCCTTCCGGAGCCGTTCAGGACGACGGTTACATCACGGCTGACACAGGAGACCTCTGGATCTACGACGGCACTCAGTGGAACAATGCCGGTGCTCTCCAAGGTGTTCAGGGTGTTCCTGGCCCCGCTGGCCCCCAAGGACCCACCGGACCTGCCGGACCTCAGGGTCCTGCTGGCCCCGCCGGACCTACTGGAGCAACTGGAACTCAAGGACCCGTTGGCCCTGCGGGACCTGCCGGCCCGACCGGGGCAACTGGAGCTACCGGTGCAACTGGACCTATCGGCCCTCAAGGACCTCAAGGCATTCAAGGTGCGACCGGACCTGTAGGCCCCGCTGGCGCAGCTATCGTTCAAGCAGGATCTTGGACTGGCGGTATGCCCCAGATGGCTCCCGGAGCCTGGGATACCGTTCAGACTATCAATCTTCCGGCAGGTACCACCGCTTACAATGTGGTAGCCAACCTTCAGTGGCTGGCTAACGGGAACAATGGGTGGGGTGCCTACCAGACACAGATCGTGGTCACCAACTCTAGCACCGGATATAGCAATACGTTCTACGGAACCGTGGCCAGCTGGCGAGTGATCAGCACCATGGCCTACCCGACGAACGGGGTCGTTATTGGTGGCGACAGCGGACTGGTGAATGCCGGCACCTACGTCGTCTCTCTGCAGGTGTCCGGAAGCTATCAAGACTCCACAGACGGCAACGGTCAGTTCCAATACGCAGTGACTTCCTGGTAATGGCAGCAATCCCCCAAAACCTCGGGGTGCCAACTGGCACCGTTATGTGGTCGGCAGCACCTGAAGTGCCTGTGGGCTGGCTTTTGTGCGACGGTCGTTTCGTGTCCCCAGGCGACTATCCCGCGCTCTACGCCAGCATTGGCAACATCTACGGCGGGGATGAAGTCACATTTCAGCTTCCGAACCTAGTCGGTCGTTTCATCCTGGGCGTTGGAGATCCTGGTCGTGATCCATTCACGTACGAGGACGGCATCAATGAGGAGCACATTCACGGCATGTACCCTCGCCAGACGCACATCCATGGTGTGACTGACCCTGAGCACGAGCATCCCACTTCTTCGGGGTCCCACATTCACGCCACCACATCAGATCACGATCACACGAATATCACACAACACCGCCACTCCACCTCTTGGGGTGGGTCGGGTAGCGATTACCTTCACGGTTTCGTAACCCACGACTACTGGCTCGTTGCCGGTGACTGTTCGACGGAGACCTACGCTCCCGATCGGAGCACGGACCAGTATCAGCATTGCTCACGGAACCCGGACACCGACTACTTCAAGACCGTCAAATACGACTTCGACAACCCCAACTACACCAACCCCCGGGGGAAGACGGGCATCACGATGGTGAACCCGAACGTGACGGGGACGACTGTTCAGATTGCCTACACTGGCGTCACACTCGCCCTCCAATTCACAGACATCACCCTCCAACTGGCCCTCTCCAACATGACGGTCGACGACTTCGGCGCAGTTGGCGGCCCGCGTCCGAAGAACATCGCCTTCCTGCCGATCATCCGAACCTGAAATGCTCCCAACAAACGTTCGAATCACGTCGGCTCGCTATGCCAACGCCCAAAACTCGCTCGTCTTCGTCCTTCTCGACACGGGCGAGACGTGGTTCGTCAACCCAAACAACGGCTCCGGACAGGCCAATGTCCTCGCAGCGTGGGTTCAGGACGGCGGGAACATCGGCCCCTACGTCCCGCCGGTGCCTGGCGCCGTCGTTCCTCCAGGAGCTCTAATCTGGCTGGCCACAAATCAGGTACCACTCGGCTACCTCCTCTGTGATGGCTCCACTGTCAAGCGTCTCCAGTATCCGAAGCTGTTCTCCACAATTGGCGTCACCTTTGGAGACGGCGACGGAGCGACCACGTTCAACCTCCCAGACCTGCGCGGAAAGATGATCCGAGGCTGGGGTCCGGTCAACTCCATCGACCTGAACAGGGAGTTTGGTAGCCTTCAAGACCACACACTAGGCGAGCACCGCCACAAGATCACGGATGGCGGCCACACCCACGGGGTGAATGACCCTGGCCACATCCACGGCGTGATTGACCCAGGTCACACTCACGGGGGCAACGACCCAGGCCACAACCACACCGTGACGGACCCTGGCCACGCGCACGGAATCAGCATGTACGAGGACAACCTCGGTCCCCCGGCCGTTCAAGTGGCCGCCAACCCCGTTGTCATCACCCCCTACTTCGACAACAACGGGCCGGTCTACAACTACTTCTCTCCTGACACTGAGTACTCCACTGCCGCTCTGACGGTGAACACGGCCTCCGCCAACCTCGAGACGGCAATCGGAGAGGCAAACGTCTCTGACCAACTCGGACTGACAAACATCTCGGTCGACCCTGCAGTCACAAACATCGTGGAAACCGACCCTCAAGGTGGCTACCGAACGGCTCCCGCTAACCTGACCCTCCTGCCATTCATCCGCTACTGACATGGTGCCAATCAAGCTCGCTCAATACGCAGACGAGGAGAGGCTCCTCCACTTCGTTCAGTACGAGGATGAAACCCATGCGTTCATGTACCCGAGCGATGACACGCTCGAAGCGGCGCAACTCAGGGCCTGGATGCAAGCCGGAAACACAGTCGGCGATTACGTTCCAGTCATCTCTGGAGGCGTCATTCCCATAGCCACCATCATGTGGTTTTGCTCCCCTCGTCCTCCCAAAGGCTACCTCCTCTGTGACGGGAGAGAGGTACGACGCGCAGAGTACGCTCAGCTGTTTCGAGCGATCGGGGAGACTTACGGGGTGGGTGACGGGGCGACGACGTTCAATCTCCCAAATCTGGTGGGACGTTTCTGTCGAGGCTGGGGGCCAGTCAGTCCCCTCGACCCAGATCGCCAGTTTGGCTCCTACGAGGATGACCTCCCGGGTGTCCACAACCACGGCCTCCAGCCCATTCCCCACACTCACACGATCACAGATCCGGGCCACATCCACGGCGTGACCGATCCTGGCCACATCCACGACATCGTGGACAACGGCCACAATCACACAATCACAGACCCTGGTCATACTCACTCCATCACGCAGGTGACGCACCAGGGATGGGACATCTTCTACAGCCGCAGCAACTCGGGTGTCATTCGTATGGATGTCGGCAGTGGATCAATCTACTACCGCAACATCAACTTCGTTCTGAGCACTGAGACAGTACGAATGTCAGTTGGAGTAGATCCCGCCAGGCTGCAACTGGCAAATGCTCAGTCGAATGTGACCGCCGGAAGTGCCGTCACGAACGTGACCATTGACGTCGCAGAGACCAATATTCCCTATACTGAGCTAACAGGCTCAGCAGAGACCCGTCCGGACAACATCGCGCTTCTGCCGGTGATCCGCTACTAGGGTAAAACTCCTCAAATGAGCCGTCCCGTCCGTAGAGCCGCATGGCATACACTCCATACAACTTTCCAAATCAACCTTTCGATGGACAGCTGTACCCTAACCCTCCCGTCCCTGGCACTTTCCAGTACAAATGGAACCAGGCAAAGGGGGTGTGGATCATTGTCTCAGGGGCAGTTCTCCAGGTACTTGGCAATGCTCCCATTGTCATCACCGGAACGGCAACGGTTCCGGTAGTCAACATCCGCCCAGCCACACCAACCAGCGCTGGATCGTTATCTGCCGCGGATAAGGAGAAACTTGACAGTATCCCCAGTGTTGTGGGAAGTGTGTCCAGAGTCGCCACTGGCGTCGGCTTGACCGGTGGCCCCATTACGCAGACCGGCACCATCTCCCTCGTCCCCCCTTCTGGCCCAAACATTGGAGGGGTTAAAGCTGGATCCGGCGTCACCATTCTCCCAGACGGCACGCTCCAAGCGTTCAGCGGAGTGGAGAGTATCACGGCCGGAACGGGCCTTGGCGGTGGAATCATCACCTCTACTGGAACCATCTACCTCCTACCTCCCATCAATGGAGCAATAGGCGGAGTAAAAGCCGGAAACAACGTCACCATCTCCTCAGATGGCACCATTAGCGCTATCAACGGCGGTGCGGCCACTGGCGCGTTTGTGATCCTCGACGATATTTCCCCGCAATTTGACGGAGTGAGAACACAGTTCCAGATAAGGGTTTCAGGAAACATCCAAACGGTGTCTCAACCAGCTAATCTGTTCATCGTTCTTGGTGGTATCCTGCAGCCGTCTCCGGCTACATTCACCCTTATCAACAACACTGACCTCAAGTTCGTCAGCCCTCCACCCGTCGGAACCACCTTCAGCGGCCGCTGTTTCGTTCCGAGCGGGCAATCCTTCCAGCAACTCGACGACATCTCGTCTGGTTTCAATGGGGTTCAGACAACCTTCCCCCTGACAATCGGCGGTACTCAACCGTATCAGCCAGCGTCTCCGGCCTCGCTTTTCGTGGCGGTTGGTGGTGTTCTTCAGACACCAAACATCGCCTACAGTCTGTCAGGGGCTAACATAGTCTTCTCGTCACCGCCTCCCGCTGGTGCGACATTCAATGGGCAAGTGCTAGGTATCTAATATGGCCCTGAACTTCCCAAGCAATCCGTACAACGGCCAGCTCTACCCGGATCCAGCGGTTGAGGGGTCACAACAATACATTTGGAACACCGAAAAGGGCACGTGGCTCACGGTGTTCAAGGGCGTGGAGAAGATCACCGGCGAGGTGCCGATCATCATCGACGGAGACCCCCAAGCGCCTGTTGTCACCATCCAGCAGGTGACAGAGACTCAAGACGGCTACATGACAGCCGCTGACAAAGTCAAGCTCGACTCGCTCAGTTTCGAGGACGTACCTGGCACCGTCACATCAGTCACTGCTGGTGAAGGTCTTGGGGCCCCGTTCAGCGGAGTCAGTATCACCTCAGCTGGAACAATCAATCTCCTCCCAGCCACTGTAAGTCAGATTGGTGGTGTGAAGCCGGGGAATGGGCTCAATCTGGCTGCGGACGGCACAGTGTCGGTGGCCATAGCGAGCGAGAGTTCTCTGGGTGCGGTAAAACAGGGTCGTGGGATCAATATCACGCCTGATGGCGCGGTAACTCTAGCCACCGGAAGCACCTACAATATCCTTGACAACATGTCTGGGCTCTTCAACGGAACACAAACGACTTTCCATCTGAGTGTACGGTCGACCTACTTTGCGCCGTTCAACATCAATTCGCTTCTCATCTTCCTTGACGGGATCCTTCAGATTCCAAATGTCTCCTATGAATTGAGCGGCTACAACATCACCTTCATCACCCCGCCGCAGCCGGGAACAACCTTCTACGGAGTCTCCCTCACCTAATGGCTTACATCTTCCCCGTAAACCCGTACGACGGGCAGCTTTACCCCATTCCAGCGATTCCAGGTTCTCTCCAGTACCAGTGGAGTGCTGCTCTGAATGTGTGGCTGATCTACTCGCCCTTGGGAGTTCAGTCTGTAACTGGACTACTCCCCATTCAGGTTAACAACGGGACCAGCAATGCTGTGGTCTCAATACTGCCAGCGACTCCGAGTGCCGCCGGCTCGATGAGCGCCGCGGATAAAACGAAGTTGAACGGCATCCCCTCGGACGCTTCTTCTGGCACGGTCAAGTCTGTCACGTCTGGTGCCGGTCTCGTGCCTGGGGTGATCACCAGCACGGGAACGATCAACGCCGCTCCAGCTACCGCGAATGCTCTTGGTTCCGTCATTGTCGGAGAGAACATTGATGTGGGGGCAAACGGCACTATCAGCATCCCGGCCGCACGCTTTGGAGTAAACAGCATCAACCTGGGACCTGGACTGATTGGGGCCCCCAATCCCATCGTAAGCACTGGAACTATCTCCGCGGCTCTTGCGACACGTCTCACCGTTGGCTCTGTGAGAGTCGGCTCCGGCATTGCCGTTGCGCCTGATGGCACCATTTCCGTGGACGGAAGCCTCTCCCACGTGGGTGTACTGGCGTGGGTGTCTGTGAGGGTCACCGCAAACGCGAGCCCGCCGCAGTTCACTGTGCTCGAAGGCTACAACGTCTCCTCTGTTCTCTGGGGCGGTACTTCCTCGGCACCACGAGTTCGTATCAACTTCCAGAATCCCCTAGTGAATAGCGACTACGGAGTGGCATGGGGAGCGGGATCCTACCAGACAGGGTCGGGTGCGGCACTCTGGCAGTGGAACCAGAACATCACCACTGGCTTCAAGAGCAACCAGTTCGTAGACCTTCAACTCGTCACCTTCGCCACTCAGGACTGGACTTCAGGCGCAGGCCAGTTCGTCTGGAACGAGTGGAGCAACTACTCCGGCTGGCCTTCCTCTGGCTTGGGCTCATTTGACGTCGCCATCCTCGACTCCCAGAACTTCTAATCATGCAAGTCATCGTCTACGCGGACCCCGAAAATCCGGCACCATCCCGCCTCCAGGTGATGTACGCAGGATTGGACACTCTTGAGGAGTCCGCCTTCAAGTTTCTCGACCCGTTTAACATCCCGTACCTGATCGTAGACAGCACGGTCATTCCTGATTCTCCTTTCATCTACCACGCACAAACCGTCTCCATCACTGATGGTGTGGCTACGTTCGGCTGGGACTTTCCTTACGCTCAGCAGCTTGCCACGAAGTACAACGCCAACTACTGGCAAAACCAGTACAACCAAGGTCTTCTGGGCACAGGCATCACCAACGACTACCAACTCCAGCTGGCGATCGCCACTCCGGAAGACGAGCGCACCGCCGAGCAAACCGCTGCCGTTGAGTTTCTCATTGGCATCAACGGTCTCCAGCAGTCGGTTCAAGACCAGATCGACGCCGCCACTACGGGCGAAGAACTAATTTCAATCCTAAGCAGCCTTGGGTAAAACAGTCGTAACTGGTTGAGAAGATGGCAAACGCTTTTACGAAAGCCCAGTTCATGGAGCCGCCCGGCAGCGGCACAGGAGCGGTCCCTATTGGTGCCGTGAAGGCGGGTGACGGGATCACCATTTCCGCTGATGGCACGATTGCCTTGAATGGTGGAAGTGGGATCATCAACAACATCATAGTCTCAAACGGTATCCAGGGTGGAGGTTCCAGCCCTAACGTCTATTTGAGTCTGGTCCCGCCCACTGACACCACTCTTGGTGGTGTCCGAACCATCGCGGGTTCGGGATGCTCGATCGACTCCAATGGGGTCCTCCGCGTCACCACCAACTACACCCTGATCAACGGTCCGGGTATCCTTCTCACAAATGTAACACCTGAAGGGTCCACTGTTTCTGCGGCGATCGCCGGTACGAACACAGCAGGGCGAGGATCGATCTACGTTGATCCGGCTGCCTTCCCGGGCCTCAAAGTCTCAGCTGACGGTGGTTTGTCACTCACACCACCCACCAGTACGGGAATTGGCGGTGTTAAAGCAGGGACCGGAGTCACCATCGATCCTCTCACCGGCGTCCTCAACGCTACTGGAACAGGCGGTACGATCACCGCTGTGGGCGCTGGCACGGGTCTTGGTGGTGGTGGAACTACAGGCGCTGTCTCTCTGTTCCTGAAGCCACCAAGTGGAACCACGATCGGTGGCGTCTATCAAGGCGACAACGTTGTCATCGAGCCAGACGGCAAGATCAGCATCGCTAACATGGCAGGCGTCCAAACGGTCACCAAGGCACCTGGAAGTGCCATCGATCTCACCGGAACGGCAACCAACCCTATCATTGGTGTGTTCCTTGCCGGAACACTTAGCACAGGCGTGTGCCGGCTCTACGATGGTATTGACGGCAACCCACCCATCCTGCCTTCGTCCACTGCAGCAACTCCTACAGCCGTAAAGACTGTTGCCGACATAGCCAATACCAAGCTCCCCCTTGCTGGGGGGATTATGTCAGGCCCGATTACCTTCACTGCGGGTCAGGTGTTCCCTGGCACAGTTAACTCGAGCACCTTCACTCAACTCGGCGGCATCCTTGTTGGTGACACTTCCCCTCCGGGCTACGCTCAGCTTCCCGTAGGAGCCGACGGCCAAGTCTTGTCTGCCAATTCCGCTAGTCCACTTGGCGTAGAGTGGGTTTCGACTGGTCAGGGAACGGTCAACAATATCTCGGTTTCCGCCCCACTGACCGTCACCAATCCCTCAGGTCCGTCGGTCTCCTTAGGCATCAACGCAGCGAGTACCTCAACCAGCGGGACCGTTGTCCTGTACGACGGCACTGATGGAGGCGGCAGTTCTGACTCAGCCGCGACTCCGCTGGCTGTGGCGACCGCTTACAATCTTGCTGCCGCGGCTCTGCCGCTCTCTGGTGGAACGATGAGCGGCCTCATCGTCTTCGATGGCTCGCAGGTGTTCCCGGGTGTGCTACCGCTAGCTGGCGGCACGATGACCGGCGATATTACATTCGCTGGCACTCAGACTTTCCCAGGAGTTCTCACTCAAGGCTCCCTCAGTGCTATAGGCGCTGTGGACATTGGCGGAACTCCATCTAACCCGATCATCTCGGTCGACACTGCAACCACCGCTCAGCTTGGTGTGGTTCAGCCTGACGGTACGACCATCACGATTGATGGCAACGGTGTGATCTCGGCCGCCCCCGGTGGTAGCTCTCTGCCACTTTCTGGTGGTACGATGACCGGCAACATCGTGTTCGCTGGAACCCAGGCATTCCCCGGAACTCTCCCACTTGCCGGTGGCACCATGACCGGCAATATCACATTCAATGCGGGTCAGACGTTCCCTGGCACCATTTCGTCCTCGCTGTTGGACGTCACAGGCGACATGGTTTACGCCTCGGCGGCCAACACTCCGGCTTCACTGCCTATCGGTGCTGCTGGTACGATCCTTGCCGTCAATGGTGGCGTCCCGGCTTGGCGGACTTCCGCTCAGTTGGGTCTGCTGACTTCGGCCGCCGCAGCAAGCACCTACGCTCCAGTCGACTCTCCGACCTTCACTGGTCCGGTGATAGTCAATGGTGGTGGATCCGCTGGTGCCAACGCAATGACAGTTAGCGGCGGCAACCTTGTTCTGGCTACTGCTTTCACTCCCGCAAGCTCCAGCGCCCCCGGAAGTGTCGGCGAACTCGCGTGGGATAACTCCGGCTACCTATACTTCTGCTACCTCCCCAACACCTGGGGTCGCGTTCAAATCGACCTGACTCCGTTCTGATAACCGATGGCTCAGCTTAACTTCCCTGACAATCCAATCAATGGGCAGCTCTATCCCAACCCGTGCCCTCCAGGGACGACCCAGTACCGCTGGGATCAAAGCGTTGGGATTTGGCGGATAGTCGGCGTAGCAACGGAGATCGTTCCAGGAACGTACGGGGACGAAGTCACAGTCGGTCAGTTTACCGTTGACGTCACTGGAAGACTCACTGACGCTAACAATGTCCGTATCCGCGAAGCCAACCAGTTTCAGAGCGGCATCGTCAAGCTCACGTCCAGTCTTACTTCGGATTCTGACTACGAAGCTCTGTCGGGGAACGCCGGCCGAATCCTACAGAACCAGATCGGCAATCTCGACGCTTGCACTGTCCCTCAGCATACAAACATTGTAGAGGCACTCAACTATCTTCAGGCTGGCCAGGATCAGTTGTTCACTGACGCTCTGGTGTGGTGCGGATACTACAATGCGGAAGAGGGATTCATCTCCTTTGTCAGCCTCACCGGTCTGCAGCATGGCTATCGGTTGGGTGAGCGTCTCCCGGTGCCTTCGAAAGCAAACGGCGGTGACATGTTCATCGTCAACAAACCTGGCAATCCCTACGTCGCCGGAGACTACAACGCTCCAGACGTTCAGATCGAGAACGGAAACTGGATCGTCTCAGAGACCGTTCGCTGGTCAGAGGCCGTTTCCAAGGGGACTATTACCGCTTCCGAAGTTCAAAGCCTGCCGCAGGCTCCCCTAACATCCACTAACGTCCAGAGCGCACTCTACCAGATTACGCAGCTCTTCAGAACAGGCATTGGTGGTGCGACAATCTCCCCCACCAAACCAGCCAATCCCTACCCTGGAATGCTGTGGTGGGACGACGACGACGGCATCTTCTATATCTTCTACACTGACATCAATAGCAGCCAATGGGTTGAGCTCGGCGGCGGCGGCTCTCAGGGGCTTAACGCAGGACGAGGCACCGTGTACGAGATCCGTACCGGGGTTGGTCTGCTGGGTGGTCCGATAACAACTGAGGGCACTATCTACCTCCAGCCGGCATTCTACAATGCTCAGACTGAGTCGAGTAGCACAATCGGCGGTGTGATTCCCCGGAAAGGCTTTGACTACAGCAACACCACAGGGTGGCTGGATCTCAGTATCACCTCGGACTTTAACGGCAAGGACCCCAACACCGCCTTCAGTCAGGAAGGCGCAAACATCCTGAACAGCAAGATCACGGCGGTTGCCGGTGTCAACATTCTCGCTGGCACCTACAACGCGAGATTTGGACGACTCGTTTACGCCACGCCCGCGGGTTTGAACAAGGGATTCGTGGTGGGTGAGAATCTCCCTCCTCCTTCCTCGTCGATTGACAACTACTATGTCATCGTGACCATCCCAGGTGACCAGGGTCCTGACGGGACTGGCACCTACGCTGGCGCTGGTGACTGGTACATCTGCCAAGCAGATTCAACTCCCGCTGTCTGGTTCCTCATCGACTACGAGAATGCCTCACAGCAGGCGGTAAACATCTCGGTTGTCCCTATCCCAGGCATCGAGTTCGCCGGAAATGTGCAGACAGCCTTAGAAGCTGTAGAACTGCAGGCGCAGGACCGGATTGAGTTCTGTGAGGCCACCACAGACGGCTTACAGATCAAGGTCTCGCAGCCCCAACTGACGGACAATGACGGCACCACTCTCAGTCTCGGCTTAGACTACGCGTCTATTGCTGATAGAGGTATCGTTCAGCTCACGAACGACTTCACTGGTAACTCCCAGTCCCTCGCCATCACGCAGCAGGCGGCGAACCAGCTGAATGCGAAGATCGAGTCACTCGTCGGTGCCAACGTTCTCGCCGGAACCTACAATTCAAACACCGGTGTGGTCGTGTCCGTCACCGCAGCGGGTGCTAACGCAGGCTTTGTCGCTGGTTTCCAAGCCCCCCAAGCGGCGAGTGTCCCCGACAACTACTACGTCATTGTCATTGTCGGCGGGGGATTTGGACCTCCCGGAGCGGTTCTCCCAGCCTCCGGAGTCCAGTCCGGTGACTGGTTCATCGTGCAGAATGACACCGGCACCGCCGAGTGGATCACAATTGACTACGAGAGCCGTGACGTCGCGGCAGAGAACGTCAGCCTCTCCCCAGTGGCCGGTCTCTCTGCCACCAATGTCCAACAAGGCATAGAGCAAATCCAGGCGGAGTTCGATAGCGTCTACACAGACGTCTCCAGCACCAATGACGGTATCGTCATTGTCACCACGGACGCGTTGACCTCCAACGGTCTCGGAAAGAAGGCATCTTTCACCCTCTCAACCGCTACCGCAACGGACATCGGTGGAGTATTCGTCGCACCAAACAACGGAATAGGCCTCACGCAAGCCGGCGGTATTTATCTGACTCCAGCAACCGCGACCGTCATCGGCGGTGTCAAGGTTGGCGCTGGTCTCAGAATTGATCAGGACGGTGTGCTCTCCGTTCCATCCGGTGGTGAGATCAAGCTCAAAATGCTGACTGACATAAGCCCCCAGTTTGATGGGGTCCAGACAGCGTTCGTCCTGACTTACGACGGCGGGAATCTCGGATTTGCAGGCGACACGGTCTCTCTCTTCATAGATATTGGAGGTGTCACTCAAGCCCCAGAAACAGCTTATAGCTACGACGGGCTCATCTCCATGATCACCTTCACATCTCCCCCGCCGCGCGGTGCGAGTTTCTCAGGCCGGGTACTCATCGGGGTTCTCACCTGAGGGTAAAATCATCCCACGATCCTAGAATGTAATGGCTCTAAATAAGGCTCAACTCATGGACGTCCCTGGCGGTCCAGGGGTAACGGGCTCCGTCAAAGCCGGAGCCGGTATCTCCATCACCGCTGATGGAACTGTGAGTGTTGACTCCGCAACCAACACCACCAAGATCGTTGCTGGTAGCAACATCTCGATCAGCCCCCCAAGCGGAGTTGGAGTTGTTACCATCTCCGGTTCCGCTGTTCCGGATCCTCCGATCCCGTCCGGAGCGAAGATGATCTTCATGATGGCATCCGCACCAACTGGGTGGGTCCAATCGACAGGGTTCGAGGGCAGGGCTCTCCGCCTCACCGACGGGCAAGGAGGAGGGACTGGTGGATCCGTCTCCTTCACATCCGCCTTCACCAGTCAATCGGTGACCGGCTCGGTGTCTCTTTCCGGTCTCTCGGTCAGCGGGCAAACAAACGATGCGAACGTTACTTCCTCGGGTAACATCAGTCTGGGTGGTCTGTCTGCGTCGCCGGCAACGGTTTCTGAGGGCCAGTTTGGTTCCCACAACCACCAGCTGTACAGCTGCACGTACGCCTCTCAGACTAAGTGCCAAGCTAACGGAAACACTCAGGTAGGTGCTGGTAACATCGATACCAATGCCAAAGGCGGAAACGGAAGCCACTCTCACAGTGTGTCAGGAAGCGCGAACTTCAACGGCGGATCATCCTCACACTCACACGGGTTCAGCTCGGGCGTTTCTGGTTCCGCCGGATTCTCGGGGAATCCAATCAACCTCGCTGTCTCGTACGCTGACGGCATCATCTGCACCAAGACCTAAACATGGCAAAAACCATCTGTCCACTACTACGGAAACCCTGTATCGAGCACGACTGCGCCTGGTACACAACGATTCGCGGTCACGATGTAAACACTGGTCGAGAGATAGACAATAAGCAGTGTATCGTGACCACCATCCCTCTCCTCCTGATCGAGAACTCTGCTCAGCAAAGGGGAACCAACGCTGCCGTGGAGAGCATGAGAAATGAGGTTGTGAAGAAATCAGACACTACCAACCACATCCTGGCTAACATGATTCTTCGTTCAGAAGTGTCTGAATTGCCACCAACCCCATTCATCGAACTACCCCCCGCTTAACAATGGCTATTGTAGGAATGATCCCCAGCGACGGATCCGTCGTGATCGACGGCATTGCCGCATTTGGGGTGGACTTTACAGGTATCGACCCCAGCATTCATGCTGTACAATGGAATGGTGTGGAAGGTTTTGTAGAGCCTGTCTACGATCCATTCTCTGGAATCAAACCACCCAACGTACCAATCACATCGTTTGCTCCTTTCCAAACCTACTACAACCAAGCGCAGGCGATCATCTACGCTCAGCAGAACCCTGCATACTACTACTCCACCATTGACGACAACTACTACCAGGGTGTGGTCTACGACATTGGCGCTCAGATCGTCATCTTCACACCTAACCCAGTTCAGCCGCCATACACCACCATCACTCCGCCACCGTCTGTCGATCTGGAGTATCAGACCTTGCAGTGGACCGGCTCCACTTGGGTTGTCGCCTCTTTTACCTACACTGAGAGCCTATCACAAGCCCAGAGCCAGCTGATTTCCCTCGTGCAGGAGAGCGGCGCTCAGGCTGTGGACAATGAGGCGCGGATCTATTCTGTGATCCAACTCCTGGGCTCCGCAAGTCCCGAGGACCTGCCTACAGCCGACTACTTGGGCTTGACCCTCGGTGGCTATCAGACCTATATCGACGGGGAAGTCACTTCGAAGACCAACGAGATCAACGCTGCTACTAGCCCCGCCGACCTCTACGACTTCAATCCAAACATCAATCCAGTCCCCTAATGCTCAGGCAAACCGCTTTCATTCAAAACGACACTATCAGAGAAGCTTCCAGAGTCAAGTCCCTTAGTGATGTGAGCGTAGAGGAGTTCACCCACGGGGACCACTGGAAAGTGTGGGTTCTTCACGACGTGTGGGAGAACCTGGACCTGTTCGATGAGGTCACTCAGCAGTGCCCCATATACGAGTCGAGTCCGGATCTCCACGGGGTCAACCCCTTTCTCAAGCAAGCCGTCATCTTTGACATGCTCCGTCCAATGGAGAATCTCCTGGCAGAGATGAACGAAAAGTATCTAGAGAGCGAGATCACTCCTAGGGCGGCGCGGCCGTGGGCGAACATTATGGTCGTTGATCCAGAGAAGAGGTTCCCGTTCCCATGCATGTTCCCTCACACGGATCAACTCTATACTAGTCGCAACAACTTGGTGGCAAACATCTGGCTTCACGAGGAGTCGGAGGGACAAGGAACTGCCTTCTGGAGGGTGCGCGAGAATGACTCGGCCGTAGACTGCCCAGAATTCCAAGCCCTCTGCAGCCGAGCACTGAGCCACGCCAACAAAAACTTCCCCTTCTTCAACTACGAAAGCGATGAGTATCTGGACAAAGTTCTGGTCACCCCAGCAAAACGAGGAACCGTCACAGTCTACACCGGTCATCAAATACACAGCCCCGTTTGTTCTACTGAGCCTGGACGAGTCAGACGCTCTTGGGTCGCCACCCTTGGTGAGCCTTTCTGATCCCTACATCAAGGAGATACCCAACGCTCTAAGTGAGGAGTTCTGTGAGGGCCTCATCAAGAAATTCGAAGAAGATGATAGAAAGCATCCAGGGTTAACGTTCAGCGGCGTGACCGGGATGAAAGTGTCCATGGACCTCTTCATCAGCGACATCGAAGACTATGCCGAAGAGGATGGCACGTTGTACCGGTCCCTCTCAGAGCACACAGATGGATACGTCGCTGGCCTGCCCAACGGTCTGGGTCCGGAGATGCTTAACGTTCAGGACACGGGCTACAATATCCAGAGGACACGGGTCGGTGAGGGTTACGTGTGGCACGACGACTCTCACGTGACATCCGACGGAGACTCCCGCATTATCACGTTCATCTGGTACCTCAATGACGTTCACGAAGGGGGCGAGACTGAGTTCTCTTGCGGGGTGAGGGTAAAGCCCGAGACCGGGAAACTGCTCCTCTTCCCCGCAACGTGGAGCTACAAACACCGAGGTTGCAGACCGATCTCAAACGATAAGTACATCGTCACCGGCTGGTTCTACACCCAGAAGCTCATCACCACTCATGACACGGTCCTTCGCTGATCTCAAGAGGGACTACCTCTTTCCAATCTTCATCTACTCCACCCGTCTCTCTGTGGACTTGGAGGATGTTCGACGAGACTGTTTGGAATACCGACGGAACTGTCCTGGAGTACAGAAGAGCAATCTGGGCGGGTGGCAGAGTCCGACTCTTGAGGAGCCTCTGGAGGAGTACTCAGCTCTCCGAGATGTGATCGACGGGTGTCGCCAGTTCTACGAGGATGTCATCGTCCCAGAAGAAAATCTCGCCACTCGCCACTCGTCGATTGCGTGGTGGGCAAACATCAACAAGTACAACTCGTCTAACGCCATCCACAGTCACGGCGGATCCCTCGTGACCGCAGTCTACTACACGGACCTCCCGGACCCTAACGCTGTCCTCACCCTCGTGCGGACTGATGCGCACAACGCCATCTACCCTCCGCAGCAGCTCGTCCATCAGGTGGTCCCCGAGGAGGGGCGGCTCTACCTCTTTCCGGGGCACATCCTCCACTCGGTGGAGCCCAACCTCTCTGAGAGGGATCGCATTAGTGTTGTCACCAATCTCTACTAGAAGTCGAGATCAATCTCATCATCCTCAGTCGGCTTGAATGAGCCGATGAGCTCTACTGGCGTCGCATAACCTGCGGCGCCTTTTGACCTATTGGCCTTCGCGCACACGATTGCGAACCTGGCGTGTTCCAGGTGCCACTCCTTCCACGACTCCCACAGAGCGTCTTCCTTGATCCTCTTCCCCGTCGGAGGCCCACAGAGTACAATGTCAGCGTACGTCAGCATGTTATGGCTCACCCACTCGTCAGCTATCTGGGCGAAAGGCTTCCCGTGGTGGTCGACGTCGACGCGCGTCCCCTTCCTGAGGAGACGGCCGGTGACCAGACACTCGATGGGATAGCTCGTGGTCGCCTTGTAGTCACGGAGCTGCTTCTCCACCCCGCGGCGCATCGCTGCCTTGACAGCGTTGAAATGCTTCTCCTCTAGCGTCGCGGAGGTCGCGATCTTCTTCGTGGGATAGAGGGATTCCACGAGCTTGGCCTTGGGGATGGGCTGCTTCGAGCCTCCTCCCTCGAGGGAGATCATCTTCACCCTCCGGCCGCCGGCCATGTCGAAGTAGCGGAGGTAGACCTGCGTGTCGGTCTTCTGCGCCAGCTTCTCCCATCTTGGAGAGAGACGGCAGACTCGCAGGATGAAGTCGCGCGGCTCACCAATGAGACGGGAATTTGCGCGGTTGTTGTCGATGATGCGCCCGACCTTCT